ATAACTGAACCGCTTCTCGATCACCGTCCTTTGCATGGGACACGGCGTCCAGGAAACGGTTCCGAGAATCTGCAAGTAGGTTAGCGCTCACTTACGCCGAACTTCATGTGGTCAACCATCTGAATCGTCATCCAATTCACGTAACGCTGCCACTGATCACGGCGCCTCATGTCCGGCGCCATTTCACGCGCAACGGCCTCGCGCATGCGCCGGAGCCCTTGCGAATGGCAGCGTTGCAGATGGCGGATTCCCTGCGCTATGTGATAGCGAGCCTCGAACTCTTTGTCCAGGATCACAGTCTCTATATACATCCGAGCCCAAGCCTCGGGGGAAATCTCTGCACATTCCTCGAACCATTGTGTGCGGCCCTCGTCCGCCGGCTCGATCACAGCAGCGTTACCACGAACTGCGTAGCCGAGACGTTGCGAACCGTGAACTCGCGGCCGGAGTCAAGGAGGTCGTGCAACTGCACGCGATGAGGATTGATCCCTGGATAGAGATTCTTCTCCCCCTCTTTCCGAGTCTCTATCTTCGTCATACCGGCATCAACGGCGCCGACCTTGGGCGCCTCTTCCTGGCGCGCCTTTTTCTGTCGCATCTGCTCGGCCTGGAGCGCTCGGCGTTCCTCCGCCTCGATGCGCTGATTCTCCTTGCGCACTTCTTCCTGCAACCGCGCCTGTTCGGCCTCGAGCTTCCGGCGTTCCTCCGCCCGTATCTTCTCGCGCTCTGCCTCGGCTGCGGCCTCCGCGGCGGCACGCTGTTTCGCTAGGTAGTCGGCAACGCGCTTCTCGGCTATGGCCAGGCAAGACTCTGGCTCGCATCGCATTAGGCCCTGTAGGTCCCCGAATAAGAAAGGGTAGTCCTCACGCATAGCGGAGGTCGCGCGTAGGTTCTTGTCGAACAGATCGGCCTGTGCGTTCGCCGCAATCTTGGCGTCCGCTAGACACTGAGCGACCGCGGCCTTGATGCTATCGATGTTCTTCTTGCCCTTCACGGCCTCCGCGAATAAGTTGTCCCGCCCCGATTCGATGGTGATGGGAGCTACGCGCTCGCTCAACGCGCGGCAGTGCTCGGCCAGGGCTTGCTTGCCGGCGGTTAGAATCTCTGCTCGGCGCCGGATCTTCTCGGCGTCCACGATCTTGGCAAGCTCGAGGCGCTTCGACCTGAAGGTAGCGGCAATCTCGTCGCCGGCCCGGAACAGGGCATCCACGTCGGCCATCTGCGCCTGCACCGCGGCCTTCGTGACCTCCCAATTTTCCTCGCCGGACTTCAGGAACTTGACTTGGTTCTCGGCGTTCGAGAAGTCCTCATCGGTTTCCAGGGTGGTCTTGATCTGCGCGATGAATGCCGCGGCCTCGCTGCGTAGGGCGGGGAGGTTCGAGCGCAGGACCTTGCCCTCAACCTGGACGGCGAGCGCCGGCAACGCGCGGATCACCGCGGCGGCAGGCTTCACCTTTATGTCCTCATGCTTGTACGCGGCGACGTCCTTGTTGAACTGATCCCAGGCGGCAATCAGAGCCTCGCGGCGCTCTGGCACGGACAGGTACGGATGCCACACAGTATTCTCATCGGTCCCATCCGACACACAGAACAGAATGCAACCGGCGTCGGAAACAAGCAACTGGTGTTCCATCTGCCAGTAGTAGAGAGGGTCCAGCGCATCGAAATCTCCTGCCTCGAAGTACGCCAGGAGCGCGGCGTTCAGCAGCTTTACCTCCAGCCCGGTATCCTCCAGCATATTCAGGCCGTCGAAGCTCGCGAGGAATCGGCCGCACGACCCAATTACCGGATAGAAGTCATCGCCCGTGGCCGTCGAGACGACCGCACGCGCCTTGGGCTCGACCGCATGTCCGGCGTCCAGAACCTTCTCGCGAACGAAGTCCGAGAAGGTGCGCTCATCTCCCGTGGCTTTCATCCGCACGAGGTCGGCTCGAGTCATGTGCGGGCTCGCGCCCATGATGACCGGCGCCTCGGATGCGCAGTCAAACTTGAACCGAAGGGCGTCCCACTCGGGGGAGCCCTGCACTACGTCGTGGGTAATCATCGGCTTATCCTTCCTCGCCCGGCTCGCGCTCCGCGTCCGGCCCAGGCAGCGCCTCTATCACTTCCTTCTGCTCCGCGGTGAGCGTGTAAAGCGTGCTCAGTTTCGCGATGATGTCTGCCGCGGTCTTTTTGCCGGCCCGGATCATCTTGCCGCCAGCCGCTAGGTTCAAGTCGAACTTCTCATGATCGCACGCCGGCAAGGCAACGACTGGCTCCGGGCCAGGAAGTTGCGGCGTATCTGTCGGCGTAACGTCTATGTACTTGCCTTCCATTTCTTCCGCTGTCGGGGCGGCTGCGATGTCCGGGAATGCCTTGCGTAGCGCCTGGGCCTCGGTGCACTTGGCAAGCTGCCCGCGCGGGCGCTTTTTCCACATCGCGTTTGGCGCGATCGTGTCGCGACTGGCGGTAGCGTAGTTCTCCACCCAATATTCTATTGCAGAAAAACTACACTTCTCCCCGTTCACGATGCGGTAGACCGTGACCCTGCACCACTCCGGGTAGGTAATCTGCACGCCTTGCAAGTTGTCTTCAATCATCGGGCCGAACTCAGGCTCCGTGACGCCAGCAAATCCGCCGGAGCGCGACGCCTGCGTGCGGTATAGGTTGACGCCGGGCATGATGACATCGCGCTTTACGAACTTGTCGCCAACCTTGACCGACATCGGGACGATGTAGACCGGCTTCTGAAGCGGGTCCAGCTTGGCGGCGCGGCAGTAGTTCACGACCAGCGCAATGGACTCCAGCTTGGCGCCAGGATAGAGCGAGGATTCGAGGATGGCAAACAGCTTTTCCTCGGGCAGCGCAAGCGCGCCCTGCTCTACTACGGTAAGATCGTTTGACATTGATTCTCCTAGACTGAGGCTTTGAGTGCCGTCCTACCTGAAAGTTCCGAAGATCCGCGACAAGAAGCTACGGCGCAGGATTAGCCTTCTTCCATGCGTCAACTGCGGCGTACATGGCAGGACCCAGGTCGCGCATATCGGCGGGCTTGCAGAGGGCAAGGGACGCGGGCTTAAGGTATCGGACGACACGGACCACCTGGCCGCTCTTTGCGGCCCAACGGTCGGTATCCCAGGCTGTCACTTTGATTTCGACACGCACAAAATCCCCGCCGATCGGGGTCGGGAATTTGTAGAGCGCACAAAACGCGCGCTCGATGTTCTCGGGGACTAGCGCCATGTGAGCGGCATCTTCTCGGCCACGCGATCGAGTTGGTTGAAGTGCATCGCGTGGTAGACGGTGCGCGCATGTCCCGGCTTGCACCACATATACGGGAGGGCTGGGGTGTGGTCAAAGATGACCTCGAGACTCGGCACGTCGTAGTTGTCGGCCAGCATGGAAAGGCCGGACTGGTAGCCGACGAAGCAGGTTGAACCGCGCATGACCGCCAGAGTTTCCGCTAGTTTGGCCTTGCCGACGTAGGGCTTGACGGCATAGCCGCGGGCCACCAGGATGTCGTAGGCTTCCTGGGAGGGTCCCACATCCCAGGCGGCGCCAACCATCTTTATCGTGTTCGTGTTCGCGCGCGCCGCTGCGAGCGCAGCCACGTCGGCCCAATCGGCGCCCGACCACTGTACGGAGCCCGCGTCCTTGTGGCCCGCGATATAGAGGCACACGCCGTTGACTTCCTCCGGCGGCTCCCGCGGAACGCCGTTTAGTTGCACGCCCCACTCGACCGCGGCGCCCGGGTCAATCTCGTCCAGGCGCACGCCGGAAATAAGCCAGTCGTTCATTAGGTACTCGACCGTCCCGCCGCTCGTCGGAAGGTAGGGCTTGACGTGGAGGATGCTCATGTGCTTCGTCCACGGATGCGATTCCATGATGAACTCGTGACCGCCGTACTTGGGCAGCATCGCCAGGAACTCGGCGCTGCGCGTCTGAATCTCCATCGGTGTGCCGTTGTCGATGCAGAACATTTCAAAGCGGATCTTGTCGTAGTGCGGGCTCAACTTCTGGTAGCACCAGAGGTTGTCACCGATGCCTTGTGCGGTCTGGATCGTGATTTCCATTAGCGCCTCTTGAAAGCAAAGCTCTTGATGTCCTCGCGCCCGCAGTCTTCCTCGAAGCTCGACATCGCGATCAGGTCGAAGCCGTACCAGTGCATCAGGTTCTCAAGACCTTCGGCAGTCCAGTAGTGAACGTGCTCGCCGGGCTTGAAGTGTTTCGACCGCAGCACATGCTCCATGTCCGTGTAGATGGGACAAGAAACGAACGCCAGTAGCTTGATCTGCCCGAGAACAGGTCCGGGGTCGGGGATATGCTCGAGG